TCACTGAAGGTTACGGTATCTAATGTCTATTCACTGGGGTGGACGCGGCGCTGGGCATATTAATCGCCTACCTCGCGCTATTGGGCAAAACCCATATAGCGGCGCGACGATGCTGCTTGACTTCACAAACCCAGTATTAGATCCCCGCATCACCTTCTCTCGCGGCACGAACGCCACGCTGGTCGACAGCACGGGGAAGATCGCGTACGCACCTGCAAACTTGCTGTTGCAGTCGCAGACAATAGCTACTGCTCCTTGGAGTGGAGATACATCTGGCGGGAGTATCCCAACGGCCACTAACGATGCGGGTATAGCGCCTGACGGAACAAACACTGCGACCAGATTGCAGATTAATAGGGGCGCTGGAATATACAGCCGCTGGCAACAGACAGGAGCAGCGGGGCCTACTGGTTTTTATCTTTCGTCTGTTTGGATGCGAACCACTAGCGGCACCGGCACGGCAAATGTCGGTCTGCGCAATGACGCTACTGGCGTGAACTGCGTCGTCACCGGAACTTGGCAGCGGTTTTCGGTGATAAATGCCACGGCAATCAACTTCTCAAATATCCAAATACTGTCATTCACTAGCATCCCCGGCACTGACGTATCTGCGGACATTCTAGTCTGGGGCGCTCAATCCGAACCCGTCACCTACCAGACCACGCCCGGTCCCTATGTCGCCACCACAGCCTCGCCCTATTACGGCCCCCGCTTTGACTATGATCCTGTCACGCTGGCACCTCGCGGCCTGCTGATCGAGGAAGCGCGGACGAACATACTGACCTATTCAGCGGAGTTTGATAATGCTGCTTGGGTAAAGCAAAACGCTACCGTCACAGCTAACGCCACAGCCTCGCCTGACGGAACAACGAACGCGGATACCGTTGTAAGTAATACGACAAGTGGCCGCCACACCATAGACAACACCGTTGCTGGGGCTGCGGCTGGCGCGACATACACAGTGTCGATCTACGTCAAGAAAGGCACTCAGCGGTACTGCATCTTCGGTGATGCTGGCGATAGTTTATGGCGCTTGATTACATTTGACTTTGATACCCAGACGATCACCGGCACGACCAACGTAACTTCGTCTTCGGCTACGGCTGCGGGCAACGGTTGGTTCCGCCTAATCGTTACAGCAACTCGCGCTGTAATTGGGAACTACCAGATTTTTGTCGGATTTTCGAACGCCAGTACGAACACTTTGCCTCCGACGTATGTTGGCAGCACGTCAGACACGTTTTATGCCTACGGCTCACAACTCGAAGCAGGCGCATTTGCCACCAGCTACATCCCCACGGTTGCCTCTACGGTTAGCCGCTCGGCTGACGTTGCGACCATGACGGGGACGAACTTCTCTAGTTGGTATAACCAAGCGGCTGGGACTTTCGTTATGGATGGCGACACCGCCAAGCCTACAACCTTGGTTGCCACCGCACAAATCCTATCGGCATCTGACGGAACGGTAAACAACAACCACCGCGTCCGCTTCATCACAGCGGGGATTGATGCTGTTACCTCGGTCGGTGGTGTTACCCAAGTAGACATGACTGAAGTGGGATACGCTGTAAACGTGCCGTCAAGGGTCGCGTATGGCTATCTGCTGAACGACTACGGCTTCACCGTCAATGGTGGAACAGTTCAAACAGACACAAGCGCGACTGTCCCAACTGTCAACTCTCTGCAACTTGGCAGCGACCCTACCGGCTTCGGTCAGATCAACGGCCACATCCGCGCCATTGCCTACTACAACACGCGCCTACCGAACACGCAACTCCAGACGCTGACCGCGCCATCACTGGCCTCGCCGCTGGCTCTGGACTTCATCTCGCCAACCTACACGGTGGGGTACTGATATGGCTACTACGACCTTTAACGACCTCATCACCTTCAGCCGTGGCAGCAACGCAACCGTCACCGGCCCGAATGGCCTGATCCAGTGGGCACCGAGCAACTTGGTGACGAACTCGCAGGATTTTGAAGCGGCTGCTTGGATAGGTTACAACGCAACGGCTACGTCTAATATAGCGGTCGCCCCAGACGGCTCTACAACGGCGGATAAGATAGTAGAGGCTGCTGGTTCTGCACTTCAAAGCAGATATGCAACGTCAACAGCGCCATTTACAACTGTCACAACATCCATTTATGCAAAAGCTGCGGAGCGCACATTTTTTCGCGTCTCTATTTCTGGTGGTGGTAGCGCCCAATGGTTTGGTGCCACTTTTGATGTACAAAATGGCGTAGTAACTCAGCAGAACGCTGGTGCATCTGGTGCGGTATCTAGTGCGGCAATCACACCAGTTGGCAATGGTTGGTATCGCTGCACCGTAACAGGAACTACTGGCGCAACTTCTGGCAATACATTTACTTACACCGGCCCTTCTGACAGCGGAACACCAACAGCGGGATCATTTGGTGTTTTAACTTACACTGGAACTGCTACTTTTGGCGTCCTCGTCTGGGGCGCACAACTCGAACTCGGCTCCACCGCGGCCACCTACAACAATACCAGCGTCCGCAACCTGCTGGGGTTCAGCGAGGCGTTTGATAATGCTGCGTGGACGAAGAGCAATTCATCCATCGTAACTGGCGCGCAAGCCAATCCTGTGAACGGCCTGTTCAATGCGCAGAAGTTGATGGAGGATACGGCTAACGCTGGTCACTTTGTTCAAACAGCCGGTGCCTCATTACCTGCTGCGGGAACGTATGTATGCAGCGTCTACGCAAAAGCAGCGGGTCGAACCAGATTTAGTTTTGTGTTTTCTGGCGGCACTGGCGACTGGGCATGGTTTGATTTATCCGCTGGCACGGCAACGGTAGGCGCAGGTACAGGTGCGGCCACAATCACTTCGGTGGGCAACGGCTGGTTTCGTTGCTCTTTCGTAGTCAACGCTATCGCTGCCGCTGCGGTGCTTATTAGGTTGTTTGACAATAGCACTCCCGCCCGCCTTCTGGTTTACACAGGCGACGGCAACTCCGGCGTTTACATCTACGGCGCGATGCTATCCAACAGCGCCAGCCTCGATCCTTATGTGCCAACCCCAGGTGCAGCACCGAGCAGCACTGCCTATTACGGCCCCCGCTTCGATTACGACCCCGTGACGCTCTTGCCGCGTGGATTGCTGATTGAGGAGCAGCGGACGAATTTGCAACTGCATTCTGGTTCACCGCAAAATGCAGCCGGATGGACCGCAACAACGTCACAGGGCGTAAATGCTTTTGGTTCTGGCTCTGTAGCAAATGCTATAAATGCTCCGGATGGAACGCAAACAGCGGCATTTATTACGGAAGATACGACTGGCGGAACTCATTATTGCTTTGGTGTCCAATCCTCAACTGCGACAACAAAAACATGGTCGGTGTGGTTGAAGGCTGGAACTCGAACAAGGGCTAGTATCCAGATCGGAGCCAGCGGTGGCACTGTTGGCGTATATGCTGATATTAACTTAACCAATGGCACGATTGGCGCAGCTACTGTTAGCGGCACTGGGTTCTCGGTATCCGGAACGCCTAGCATTCAAAGGTTTGGTAATGATTGGTATCGTTGCTCAATTACAGCGGTGACACCTGCTTCTGCCCATGTTGGGTATATCTTTCTTTTGGATGCTGCTGGTAATCGTACTTATACAGGTAACGGAACATCCGGATTATACGTTTGGGGTGGGCAGTTGGAAGACGGTGCCTTCGCCACATCCTATATCCCCACCATCGCCAGCACGGTCACACGCTCGGCAGATGTCGCTGCCATTACGGGGAGCCTGTTCAGCCAGTGGTATGGGCAGAGTGAGGGCAGTTTCGTTGTTGATGTTGACAGCGTTAAAAATTCAGGAAACCCCTATGGGTCTTTTGTTGTAAACGATGGGACCAGCAACAATCGAATGGCTATAATCGGAAACTTATCCGGTACTAACGCCGTAATTTTTGGTGCGACTGGTGGGGTAGATCAGTTTAATGTGCAAGGGATCGCGGCCACAACGATAGGTACTCCTTACAAAATGGCTCTAGCGTATGCGGTTAACAATTTTGCCACTTCCGGAAATGGTGGGGCTGTGGCCACAGACACGCTGGGTTCCGTACCGACTGTAAACCGGATAGACTTAGGGTATTTCTTTCCCGGAACGCCAGCAACCAACATTCTCAACGGCCACATCCGTTCCATCCGCTATGTCCCCGTCCGTGCTGCGGACTTCCAACTCCAACAGGTAACGACATGATCGACTATTGCTTGAAGAACGCTGACGAAGCCGAGTTTAATAAGCTTATGCTGGCGACAGGTCTATGCGTGGAAGTCACCGAAGGCGAAGGCAAAGAAGCTGTAACCACCATCGTGCCTGCATCCTACGAGGTGCTGATCGACCGCATTGGGCCGATCACGATGGGTGAGGTGACGTATCCGGAATATTATACTAATCTGCGGATCTTAGGCTTGCTCAACGAGGAGCAGGTCAAGGCAATTGACGTTTATGCGATTGATCCGTCTCAGCCTCAGTATCGCGTTTTCTTATAGATAGAAAACACAGTGTGTGGTATTAGATGCTCCTGCAAAGGAGATATATCATGACACTTGGAAGAAAAGTTAAAGATTGGAGCGGGCACGCTTTTAGGTATTTAACGGTTTTAGACCAACATAAATTTGTAGGTGAAAAGCCTAGCCGCGCCGTATACTGGCTTACAAAGTGCGTGTGTGGGCATCAGTTTTGGTTGAGGTCTGACCATATCAAAGGCCAAAAAGTTGTTTCTTGCGGGTGCCAAAAAAGCAGAATTAGCCGCGAAAATAATCTTAGGCATGGTCATTCGTGCAAGGGTAAAGTTTCTAGAACTTGGAGGATTTGGCAAGGAGCCAAGACACGCTGTTACAATCCTAAATTCAAGGACTTTCATCTATATGGTGGACGTGGTATTCAGATGAGCGAAAAATGGCGAAATTCATTTGATGCATTCCTTGAAGATATGGGCGAGGCTCCTGAAAATTTGACATTAGACAGGATAGATCCAGATGGAAATTATGAAGCAGGTAATTGCCGCTGGGCAACTTGGTCAGAACAAGCGCGAAACCAGCGCCGTTATCGCTCTAAGGCATAATTGAATTATGACCCAAATACCGCTGATCAATGGGATATTTGCCGATAACGGGCCTGACTTTCGCACGTCTTATCCAGTAAACCTGATCCCTGTTCCCAAAGCCAATGGGATCAGTGAAGGCTTTCTGCGTCCTGCTGATGGCCTTATTGCCAATGGGACAGGCCCTGGCGTTGATCGCGGCGGCATCAACTGGAATGGCGTCTGCTATCGGGTGATGGGTTCCAAGTTGGTCACTGTCGGCCCCACTGGCACGATCACGATCCTTGGCGATGTTGGCAACGATGGCAATCTGGTCACGCTTGACTATGACTTCGACCAATTGGGCATAGCGTCAAATAACAATCTGTTCTTTTGGAATCCGACCACCTCAACGCTATCGCAGAACACCGACCCTGATCTCGGCCCTGTTTTAGACATGGTGTGGGTCGATGGTTATTGGATGACCACGGACGGCGAGTTTCTGGTTGTCACCGATCTTGGCAATCCGCTGGCAGTCAATCCGCTGAAATACGGATCTTCGGAAATTGATCCCGATCCAGTTGTTGCATTGCTGAAACTGCGTAACGAGATTTACGCGCTCAACCGATACACCATTGAGGTCTTCGATAACGTCGGCGGCGATCTATTCCCATTCCAGCGCATCGAGGGCGCGCAGATCGAAAAGGGCGTCGTTGGCACCCATGCTTGCTGCGTCTATCTGGAGAACATCGCATTTCTTGGCAGCGGGTTTAACGAGTCGCCAGGCATCTACATCGGCGCTAATTCACAGACGCAGAAGATCAGCACGCAAGAAATTGACATGCTGCTTCTTGAATTTACCGAAGCGCAATTGGCTGAAGTGAAGCTAGAGGCACGCAACGACCGATCGCACCAGCATCTCTACGTCCACCTTCCCAATAAGACGGTGGTCTATGACGCATCGGCAAGCCAAGACCTCGGCCAGCCCGTCTGGTTCATCCTGACAAGCAGCCTTGTGGATTACAGCCAGTATCGCGCACGCAATCTGGTCTGGTGCTACGATAAATGGCTTGTTGGCGATCCAGCGAACAGCAATGTGGGGTATATGTCACAGGACATATCTTCGCATTATGGGCAGAAGGTGCGATGGGAATTTGCCACGACCATTCTGTACAATGAAGGGCGCGGCGCGATCATAACAAACCTTGAGTTGGTCGGTCTGACCGGCTCGGTTGCGTTTGGTCTCGATCCTACAATCAACACGTCCTATTCCACTGATGGGCAGACGTGGAGCCAACAGAAGTTCATCAAGGCTGGAAAGCAGGGACAGCGCGCAAAGCGTCTTGTGTGGTTCCAGCAGGGATGGATGCGTAATTGGCGCATACAACGCTTTCAGGGCAATTCTGACGCGCATATGTCTTTTGCTAGGCTGGAAGCCCAGATCGAGGGCTTGGCCTTCTAATGGTTACTCCGTTCCGCCTGGGCCTTACCCGCGATCAGCTTGCTTCGTTCCTTAGCGATCATGAGCAGATCAAGCAGTTTGAAAAGCTGTTTCAGACCGTTGACACAATCAACACGGTAACGCTTGATGACGTGAGCGTTACTGCTGGCAATGCTGGTGCGTCTGCGAACGAAGCGTTGAGCCAAGTCGAAGCCCTGCAAAGCCTTGTTCAGCTATTGGCCTATGCACCAGAGAGCGCATCACAAAGCGACATAGACGCACTGCAAGACCAGATCACCGCATTGCAGCAACAGCCGCCGCCTAAAGAATATATCACACCGCGATATGGTTCATTCTTTGATACGACAGATCAGACAGCGGCTGTCATCAACACCGCCTATGCGATGACGTTTAACACGACCGATCTGTCTTTCGGCGTCACCCTTGGAAGCCCAGCTTCGCGCATCTATGTCGATAGCTCAAACGTCTATAACATTCAGTTCTCTGCACAGGTTGTAAACACGACTGGAGGCGGCGCACATCGGATCTGGATATGGCTACGCAAGAACGGCGTGAACATTCCCGATAGTTCTACGGTTATTCGGATTCAGGGCAACAACACAG